TTTCTGCTGCACGTTCACTTGGTTCATTATATCCAATAATCATTCCACCAGCATTGTGAGTGCCAGTTTTTTGTGATTTAAATCTACGTTCAGTTAAACGCATTTCTTCAGGTGTTGGAATACCTTTAAAGAATTGGATTAATGTTTGTGCAGAAAATCCGTTTTTGATTGAATTAAAATGCCAGTTTTGGATTTCGCTATCAATCTCAATATATCTTAATGCACCAATATATGATGGCAAAGGATATTCTTTTTGACCAGCACGATAAACTTTATAGTAAAATATTTGTTTATTTTCACGTGTGTTTGCGTTGAAATAAGGATAATCGGTTATTTCTGCTTTTTGATTGCCCCAATCTTCACTATAATAAGCACAATTTTTGCCAATACGCACGTTTTGAAAGGGCAAATGATAGTACTCACTTGGTTTTGTTTTTGCTTTATTCCAAATAACCTCAACTGCAAAGCCATCAAACAACTCAAAATCTTGTGCTAACTTGCTTTTTAAACTTTCAAAGTCATCATATGCGTTTATGTTTGCTAAAAAGTCTTCGGTAATTGCAACATCTTGTGTGTTTTTACCTTTAATATCAGTATCTGCACCTACAATGTATGCTGCTTTTTGGTTGATAATAGCATTATGTTTAGGGCTACTATTGTACAAACGAATTAATTCTTGTGGGTACAAGTTATCTAACCCATAAGTCGTAAATCCTTTTGTTTTATTCTCTTTAAATATTGGTAAACTATCGTCTAAAAACGAAAGTCTGTGTAAATTAAATTTGTTTTCCATCGGTAAAGAAGTTAGTTATAAATTTCCCAACTGCACCACACACACCACAAATTAACATAAACTTTGGATTGTCTACGTTTAAACTTGCAATAAATAACGACATACCGGCAAGTGAATCACCGAGTACCCTAAATCTTTTTGGTGTTGGTTGAAAATATCCTTTTAGTTTCATTTTTTAGTTTTTAAATAGTAGTAACGAATTGCAAATACAGCCGAAATTAAACTCATAACACCCACGCAAAATGATAATATAGGTTGCAATAATGTTGCATAGTGGGTTACTGCACTTATTAAAGTTGCCGTTATTACTGCATCTGCATTGGTATCATTAAAGTGTTTCATTTGTGCAATAAGGTGAATCAGGATTAAAATTACAAAATCTTTGTGTGTACATTTCTTCGCATCCGCTAAATGTATGCACCCCAATTGGATTTGGAAATACTTCTTTAGTTGCAAATGATTTCAATGGCTCATCGTTCCAAAGAATGTCAATGGCGTATAACGGGGATAAGTTAGTGCAGTTACCTTCTTTATCGGTGGCTAAACAGATTTGCCCTATTTCGTGTACTGCACAATTATTGTAAACAACACTACCTTCTTGGATTGTTCTGATTTGTAATTGGTATTTTGCCCAATCTTTAGCGTTTAAAAATTCGTATTTACAAAAGGTCATAATGTTGTTAATGTTGTGCAATCGGTGTCCGATAGCGGTGTGGAATAGAGTGCCATTGCTTGGATGAATTTGGGAACGTCAGTACCTTGACCATATAAAAATTCCATATTAGTAGCGGTAAACGCAGTAGCAGAAACTACTTTTGTACCATTAACAAAAACGTCAGCGGTTGTCCCGTCCCATTTAATCGCAATTTTTACATTATCAGTTAATGTAGTATATAAGGATGTAAATGAACTACTAACTGTTTTGCCTATGGGCAATCTACCACTTCCACCACTTCTAATATTAAATGCATTGCCAAGTGTTGATGATGTTGAATTATCCCCGATCCACAAAGCACCTATTGTATCTCTTGTATATGCAATGTTATTCCTCAACTCCACAAACCAAGTACCCCCACTTGATGTTATCAAACCATTGGTGTAGATGTTATTGCGTGAGAATGAATCCGCTATTCGGGTAACCGTTGCCGTTGTTGTTGGTATGTAGGTTGTGGGGTATGCACCAAGTTCCATTTGTGGTGCAGCTAACCTAATAGTAGTATTGTAAGTTTGACCAATAACAAAGTTAAAATAAATCATTGCACGAACATTTGTAACACCCGTCCCTACAAGAGTTTTTATTTGTGAGTATCTTGCTAAAGTTGTAGTTGGGGTAATGTCTTGAGTAACAACATTTAAAAATGAAGCTCCATTAAATTCTTGAATTGCTAATCTAACTGCATTTGGGGTTGAACTGATTAATTTAAAATACCAAGAATTTGTCCAATTTTGCCCAATACTTGCAGAAATAGTCTGGTCAAAAGAATACGCATCATTCGCCCCAACTGCAATCCCTTGTAAATTTATATCAATATAATCAACTCCATTTTCAGTACCAAGCCCTACTACCGATTGTGTTAACCCACTTGTATTTTGTCTAACCCAATTTGTTGGCAATGTAGATGGGCTTGTACTTGCGCCAACCATTGTGCTATTCCTAATTGAATTAGTCCTTTGTGGTTCTAACAACAACGCTGGGCAACTGCCGTACATATAGGATAAGCGTGGCACACCCGTAGCCATCAATTCAATGTTCCCCGAACTATTTGTTCGGTTTGCCGTACTCGCCCGTGTCCAAGTTAAATCACCGTTCCCGTTTGTGGGAATTTGCGAGTATGCTTTGCCCGACTTGTAACCACTTGGTACTAATAATAAAGACGCAGTTTGTAATAAAGTACTAACCGCATCAACACAAGCACCCGCTTCCGTTACTCCACCATCGGCAGCAACACGGGAAGCATATGCCGAAAAGATGCCACTTGCAAAGCGTTGCCTACCTATTCCTACACCTATACCTACAAACATTTATTCGGCGTAAAGAACAACTGAACCGCTTGTAAGCGTAATTGATGAAATAATTTTGTCTTGTGGCAAAGTTATAAAAATACCTTGCTTTAAAGTTACACCAGTTAAACCAAGTTGTGTCATTAAAGATGTAGCATTTTGGTCTAATATAGCAGAAACAACCGCATCGCTATTAACTACAAAACCTCTATATCTGCCAGTATTTGCAGACGTGTTACTGATTACTTTGCAACCAGTAAAACCAGCTGCGAATTCGTTTGAGTTACTCATATTTTTTTATTTAGTTTTTTTTACAATTATTTATTAGGTTAATCAATTTCATATATTTTTTCGTGTAAATCAACTTCGTATTCTTTGGTTGTTAAAGCACCAAGTAAAACTTTAAGCAATCCTTCTTCAACTAATTCATCAGCTAATAAAGGATTTGTGTTAACACTTGAAGTTTGTGCATATACAAAGTAATTATACTCACCACAATCTAAAGTAAATGTGCTGCCTTCTGTTACTGCAAATTTATTATATCGGTCTTTGAAAGAACTTATATCGGTCAACAATACATTTGTTTCAAGTTCAGTAACACGATTTTTAAAACTAAATAGAAATTTAGGATTTGCAATTGTCACTTTTTCTGTAAGTGTCAAATACCAATTTTTAGATTCTCCTTTAGTTATTAGTAGCATTATTATTAAATTAGCATTTTTACAAATTTGTTACAATAAAAAAAGGGTAGCAATTACGCTACCCCAATTAAACTATATGAAAAACAAGAATTAAATTCCTAAACTTGTAACTACTGCACCACTCAATTTGTAAGGTGCTTCGCTATCCATAGCTTGTAATGTAATTTCATAACCATTTGCATCACCAAAAGCAGTTCCAGTGTTAGCAACCATAGCAGAAACTTCACATCCACTTTCACGACCTACTAACCAATACTCATCGTTGTTGTTTTTTACAATGCAGAAAGTTCTACCTTGTGCTAACAATTTCATTTCGTTTCTTTTGGTTGTAGACATTCTACGCAATCTAAATACTACATCAGTAGAATTATACACAGTTCCATTTTCAACACTTACGTTTGTAGTGTTTGCCATTGAACCAGTTGCTTTAGGGATGTCGTAGGTGTAAACGTCACCACTTACAATAGTTGTAGCAGTTACCTCGCCACTTGCAACTGTGAATCCAGTCTTCGCCCAATTCACCAAGTGAATCGACTTTATACCCCCGACTGCATCTTTGCAGTCAAGGGCAATACTTTGGGTTAATAAACAAGGCATCTATCTATAAAATTAAAGTGTGAAATAAACTACTTGGTCAGGGAATGCAATTTGAGTACCATACTTCATTGTCATTCTGAAACGAACTTCATCGTTGTCTTCAGAATACCAGAATTTGGTGTCTTCTTCTTCGTTTGCAAGGTCAGTTCCAACAAAGATATTATCCAAGTTAGTAGCAACCATTTTGTTTGTTCCGTTCAAACCACCTACACCAATAATTTCCATATTAGTACCAGGATAAACCAAACTCAAAGCGGTAGTAGCATCAAATGCGTAGTTAAACAAGTTAGCATTTTTAAGGTTTAACAAAGCCAATTTGAAGTTGTCAATACCCATAAACAATTTTACATTTTCCTTATCTGCAATACGTGCTGGTACAGCAGCGTAGATTGCATCGATAACAGTACCAATGTTTGTAGAAGTTACTGCAGTTACAGAACCAGTGTTTCCACTTACAAATGCAGCACTATCAGTAATAACCTTTAACAAACCATCAAATTTGTTGGTGTTAGGGTTAGTGTTAGCAGTTGCAGTTGTTCCTTGCCACATAGCAATTTCTAATTTTTCAGCGATTACTTTTGATTTTTCTAAACCAATTTGTACTTCAAAAGGTACTTGTGTTGGTGAACCTGGTGCAATTTGTGTTTGCATCCATTTTGCTTCAAGTGTTTTAGGGCATAAAGTTTCTTCAACTTTAATTTTACCTACTGTGATAACACGTTGTGTGAAGTTTGTTACACCACTTGGAGAATATCCACATCCATCAGTTTGGAAGTAAACATCAGAAGAAAGAATGTTCAAAGCAGAAGCAGATTTTACACCTACTTGTACTTGACCAGCATCGTACAATAATTTAGCAGTCTTACCGCTAAATAATGCTTTTACCAACAAATCGGTAGATTGTTCGTCGGTATAGTTAGTTAAACCAGTTACGTTAAATGACATAATTTTATTTTTTTATTTTTTTAGTTGTTGTGCAAATTTTTTGATGTTCTCGAATTGTTGGTCTTTTTTAGACAATTTAGTTTGGTCTACATTCATAGGTGCTTCACTCGGTAAGTTTGCAACTCTTTCTACCAAATCAATAGTTTTTGAAAATGCTTCGCTTTGGTTTTCAAGTCTTGAAACTACTTTGTTCAATGCTTCAGTTAAAGTAGAAATTTTACCTTCTAAACTTGCAACTACTTCGTCAAACTTCTCAACGGTTGCAAATTCTTTTGCTTCGATTTCAATTTCAACTTCTGATTCTGCTGGTTCTACAATTTCAGTAACAATTCCACCAACAGTAGTAACAAGCATACCTCCCTCGATTTCGTGTGTGGAATCAGGAGCTGGGATATCGCCTTCGGCAGTTTCTACTAAAATAGCAGTACCAACTGCAAGTGAGCCATCCCATTTGATTACTGTGCCATCAGTCAAAACGGCACTTTCCATTTTAACTTCTTCGTCTTTGAAATTGAATTTCGACATCAATTCTCTAACGTCTTTGATTAAATCTTTTGTGTTCATTTTTATATAAATTAGTTTTTTGTATTTTTTGTTGCATTTTTTAAATGATTTTCTAAAATCTCTTTCAATTGTGAAAGAAATTGTATCTCTGCATTGATAGGGAAATTGAAGAATCCTTCTACACTAAAGCCATTCCAAGTACCATCTTTGCATTTTTCCCAAGTTCCGTCTTCTTCTACCAAATAAGATACAAACCAACTACCATCTTTTGCATCTTCAAATCCTTTTGGTGGCATAATTCCACGTTCAAAGTCAAGTAAATAACTTTCAAATAGTGTGCATCC